AGAAATCTCTTTTTGCAACTCGCAGAAACACGGTTTTTCCGTGTATTCTGCGTGTTTTCTAAGAGTTTCTCTCGTCTTTTGAGAGTGCTGCATTATCTTGTATAATGTTAACTTACCGTTAGCTTAAGACTGGGAATCTATCCCAGCCCTTTTTCTATTCACTATCAACGATAGTAGTGTCTTATTATTCTTAAAGTTATATCATTTTTCTTGACATAAACATGAATACTAATTTAGAACTAAAACTTTGTTCTTTTGATGTATTTGCTCATTATTGTTTATAGAGCTTGAACCAGCTCTCTTGTGCAAACCCGCACTCGGTCGGTACGACCGCGGTTAAAGTCCGCGGTCACGTACCCCCCCCTCTTTACAGTTTTCGGTTTAAAAACTGTTGCGAATATTCTGATAATATCAGATTTTCCGACTTTCATATATAGTAGATTTGTCAATTCTTTAATTACTTTCTAGATTTAAAATAACTTCACATATAGTTGTGAAGCACTATTTCCTAGTTTACAGTACAGTTGAAACTTATTGGTTATATATAAAAATATGGTCGCCATTGTCCATATGTTTGTTTGTTGATCTTTTCCCTTTGATTTTTAGTCAAAATGCGTGTTGTATACGCTGTAGTATTACCCTCATATTTAGCGAATATGTTTACTCAGTATCCAACACAATAAAGAGATGTATTTCTCTTGCCGATGAGGCAGAACTATACACATTCGGTTGCACTCTTTATGCAAATATTTAGTGCCTTTCAAGTGACCGGCGTTACAACTCATGCGAGTAAAGTAACAAATTGCTATTTCGACTTGAAGCGGGCGAAGTTTCACAAAACTCCCCGTAAATTTACCTTGTGACTAATTCCTTTTCCAATTTAAAACCCGAGAGCCTCGATAACTCTCAACCCCTATCCTGCGATACGCTCCAGGACCGCTTTAATCCTTATAAGCCAGGTTATGTATCACCCATCAATGGTACTACCGACCCCAAATGCGAATGCATTTTCTCCAGATATAATGGCTCAGAAGACCTCACCGTCTCTCTGACACTCTGGAAAGAAAGAGACTTTTCACCTCTTTTCCATGAATATACACCCGAATATTCCCGCTTACTTCGACGCCAAGAAGTACTTTTACAAAGCGAAAAATTGCATTATAATACTCAATCTGAGAAATTTGATGCAAAGGCTGCCGCTAAGGCAAAGTTTGCTGCTAGGCAAAAGTCTATTAAAATAGACAAGTTGAAGCAAGCTCGTATTCCTATTGTTATCCCCAAAAAGAATACCCATAGAGGCCCCCCTCGTACTGCGAAA